CTGGACGAAGGTTCAGCGAAGCTACTCAAGTCTTCTTTGTTCTACAATGTAGCAAATGTCAATGACTCAGCAGTTTCGAAAAGTAACGCCGACGGTGTGTATACTGGATACCTATTGGATCACAAACAAGCGATCACCTCGGATATTATTAGAGTTTGTTTGAACCCTATCCAGGACATCGGTACCAAGTTGCTTATCCCTGCACCTCTTATGCGCTTGCTTGCATCCATTACCGAAGACAAGCTCTACCTATGGACGTTCGATGATGAATACATTTATGTATCTACATCCACTATCGAAATCTACGGCCGTATCATGGAGGGTATGGAAGATTATCAGGACATGAGCATCATGGACTCGCAAGAGTTCGACGGTAAGGCTACACTTCCTACCGCAGAGATCCAAAGTATTTTGGAACGCTTGACCTTGTTTATGACGGCCTTTGATAAAGGAACTGTTCATTTAGACTTCGGTCCTAAACAACTTGCGATCATTACGACTAAGGGATCCAAAGAGCTTGTCAAGTACACTAAACTAGAAGAGGGTACAGACTTCTCTTGTAAAATCAATAGCTTGCTACTTCGTGACATTTTAGCGACAGTAAGTGAAGACCATTTTGACATTCACTTTGGAAATGAACTATGTCTTAAAATCGAAGCTAATGGAGTTACCTATTACTTAGCTACACAAGAAGAAGGAGACGCTGAATGAGCAATAAACTGTCCCGCATAGCTAAAATGGTCGCAGCGGAAAAAGTGAATGAACCTGCTATCAATTTCGTGGACAAGTTTACTCATATTATCGAAAACACGCAAGAACCTTATACACCTTCAACCTACTACAAACCAAGTGGCGTTGGAGGTTGCTTGCGTAAAATGTACTTCGAACGTACTGGACAAGCCTTACAAGATAATGCGAGTTATAATCTAATCGCAATGGGTGAAGCTGGTACATTTAGACACGAAGTATTGCAGGAGTACATGGTACGCCTGTCTAAAACGGATCCAGACTTTGAGTGGTTAGATGTAGCCGAATACTTGGAAGAAAATCCCGTAGAGGGTACAATCGTCGACAAAGACTTCGTCAAAAATGATTATGAAACAAAATGTAAGAACGAACTCCTTCAGTTGTCGTTTCTATGTGACGGCCTTGTAAGATGGCAAGGGAAGACGTACATCATGGAAATTAAGACGGAGACGATGTTCAAGTTCAATAAACATACGGAGCCGTACGAAGAACACAAAATGCAGGCGACTTGCTACGGTATGTGTTTAGGTGTAGATGACGTCTTATTCCTTTACGAGAACCGCGATAACTTTGAGAAAAAGGCCTATACCTATCATATCACGGACGCTATGAAGGAACAGGTATTAGACAAGCTAGTTACTTGTGAAGAGTATGTAGAACGGGGTGAAAGTCCTAAGATCTATTGCTCGTCTAATTACTGTCCATATTGCAGAAAGGAGGGACGTAATCTATGACCTATACCGGTAAAATGTTCGAAGAGGACTTCAAAAAGGGTGTCGAACTTTGCGGTAATGAAGCAATGTTTTCCCGTCTGTACGATACTACAAACGGCTTTAGAGGAGTAGCAAATCCTTGCGACTTTATCGCAGCGACGCAGTATGGAACAGTTTATGTTGAACTAAAAACCACTCAGTCAAGTTCCTTACCGTTTTCGAATATTAGTGAACATCAATGGCAGGAACTATTCATTGCAGACCGATGCAAGCATGCTTTAGGTGGCGTACTTGTTTACTTCCCTAAACACGCTATGATTAAATGGTACCCTATGACTCAACTTACTCGTCTACGAAATCTAGGACATAAAAGCATCAATCCAACGGTAGAGACCGAACTTGGCTATTCTGTACCTTACTTCAAAAAGCGCACAAGATTGACAATACCGATTGAAAATGTTCTTAAAGCGTTCA